GATTCGACTATAGGTAATGTAGATGGTTATAATGACGAGAACGTCAACGCTGGTAATGAAGCCGAAACCGAGGATGACTACGACGATTTCGACGACGATCAATTTGCTAATGGTGGTCTTGCCCAGAACTTCGCAAAACCTAAAGACACCCTGAACCTCGGACTCGCAAGTTTTAAAGCATCCGAAGGTGCGCCCGGCGTTACCGGATCAAACTTTAATTTTCGGACGCCAGATGGCGGTATTTCATTAGGGGATGCTTTAACTTTAACCGGAAACTACGGAAGATCTACGGAAGAAGTAACTCCGGGATATATGGGTATTCCTCAAGAAGTTATAGACCGTTTCCGCCTTCAAAATCAGAAACAGAAATCCACCAGCTACAATGTTGGAATACGCGCCATGTTCCCTGACGGCGTGGTCCCTGACTTCATGGACAGAATTCTTCGGCCTAACTCTGCAAACGTTAGTTATGGTCAAAGTGACTTTGAGAAGCGGAACACACAAGGAGATATTGCCGAAAGTAACTCCAACATAACCCGTGGTATTGGTGGCCAAGGGCAAATCCTGAGAGGAATGTTTGGAGAAAACGCCCCGACAGTCGGCGTTCAGTATCTTGAACCCAACAGGAACGACAAAAATATTTCAGCAAATATGAATTTTTCTCTTGGAGATGGGATTATCAACCTTGAAGCCGCCAGAGCAATAAATGAGGGAAGGGATAACCAGAATTCCTTTAAGGCCGGATTCAACTATCCTGTTGGGCCAGGAACTGCATCGATAGAAGGTGAAAGAACAGCAGATGGTGAAAGCCGTGGTATGCTTGGATACAGAATACCACTTTAATTAAACTACTTCGCTGAACCCCAATTATCACCCAACCCTACGTCTACCCTGGACGGTATGGTCAGACCCGGCGCACAATTCTCCATCAAACCCTTGATCTCTGTCACCTGTTCATCGCTCTCTATTGAGAAGCAGAGCTCGTCATGAACCGTGAGCATGGGCCAGTGTCCATGGTCCATGCAGTCTTTCATCGCTTGCTTGGTCTGATCGGCCGCCGAAGCCTGGATTAATCGATTGAGAGCCTTGTATACAAAGGCAACCTGATATCTCTCCGGGTTCATGCTGGCCCAGTTCTTGTCTCTTTCCTCAACAGGCGTGTTCAGAACATCCGCCCAACGCTCTTCCAGCTTCTCTGCGTGGACAGGCTTCTTGTACTCCTTGGAATATCCTTTCAACTCGCGCATGGGGAATCGACACTTCCGGCCCAATAAGGTTCTTAACTCAGAACGCTTCGAGGCAGCATCCATTACAGCAGATGCGAGCGCACGAATAAAAGGAACTTTCTCGTCATATTCGTTCCGGAGAGACTTGGCTTCCTGAAAGGGAATGTCCCCCAAGGTTGCCGCCAGCTTACCAATGCCCATACCGTACATGATCCCAAGGTTAATCGTTTTGGCATGTGTCCGGCTTACACCAGCCATATCGGCAACGATCTGATGGAAGTCCAAGTCGTCATTCTGGTATTGCTCCGCAATCTCCTTAACTTTTTCGTTATTTTTGGTCGAGGGCGTTAAGGAAGCGTAGTGCATCATCCAGCGAGGCTCTTGGGCGCTGTAGTCAAAGCTTCCCCAGCGGCAACCGTCTTCCGGGATAAACAGCCCCCTAATCAAAGATTTTATCTCTGGATGCCTAGAGGGCACCTGTTGCAGGTTTGGATTACTGGAAGAAAATCGCCCCGAAACAGTTCCTCCTTCATCTGAGCGCAGCTGGTTAAACTGGCAGTGGATTCGACCATCATGCTGATGATTAAGAATTGTATCAACGAAGGTCGTATTTGCCTTATTGTATTCGCGTATCTCCAAGATTTTCCGCGCAACAGGATGTTCATGGGTCTTCAAGAAATGTTTGGTGAAACTGGGAGCATCCGATTTTTCAGTTCGTTCGTAGCTTAATCCCAAACTATCAAACACCGTAGCCAGACTTCTGGCATTCCAAGGCTCCAGATGAACATTGGATTCTTTGTGGACCTCCCCAAGAAGCTTGTTTTCCTTGTCCGTCAGAAGTTTTTTTGTTTGTTCAGCCTTGGACACGTCAACCCGAACACCCCGGCGCTTCATCTCAAACACCATAGGAAGCAGAGACAACTCCAGATCAAGGATCTTCTCGCAGTCTTCCTCCATCAATTTCTTGTGCAGAACATGCCACAAGCTAAGTGTGAGGGTCGCGTCCTTCTCCGCGTAGGCAGCAACCCTGTCTGCCGGCAGCTTCCACATCTCTGCCTTGGGATCGACACCATGCTGACCCGCCGCCCTTCGTAAGTCCTCCTCCGCCTTACGCTCACCAAGATAAGTGGCGCCCAAGGCATTCAAGGAATAACTGAAACGGTTTTCATCCACCAACGGTGCAGCGACCATGGTATCGAGTATCTTACCCTTGACCTCGACACCCTCGCTCAAGAGCCACCCTAGATCGTACTGCGCGTTGTGGAATACCACAGACATTCCGTGGTCTAATTGGTCTTGGAGCCACCTGAGTACAAGATCTTTTGCCATGTTCCCCCCGCCTTCGTGGGCAATCGGCAGGTAGGCGCTCCACTCAGAGGCGGCAACAGAAATTCCTATAAGGTTTCCATCGTTTCTAACCCACCCTGGCCCCAAGTCTCTCAGGTGAGGATCCCGTGTCTCAGTGTCTATGGCGATAATTTTCTCGCCGGACAAGTCTGGCAGATGTTCCGGAGGGAACCAGACAGTCTCGTCAAACAGGTCCTCACGCATTTTTGTCTTCCATCATTGCTGACCACAAGGCTACGTATGCGGAAGCGTCAATACCGTTATCTGGCTTGACTTGGCCCATTTCGTTCCTTGCTACTTTTAATAACGCCATGCAAAGAGCAACGTCTGCCGGTTTAATCTCAACTTTCAAATATGCACTCCAGAGGTCTGCCGCCCTTTGATGCATGATGGTGTAGTCGCCATATTGCTCGGCGCGATCTCCACTTACTAGTGACGCTGCTGTTTTTAAAATCTCGTCTGGTTTCATAAGTCGTAGAACCGATTCGTCTCAGGTAGCATTATATGCAACGCCTTCTTGGTTCTGGTGACAGCAACGTAATAGACCCTGTGTTCAGTCGCCGGATTCTTTTGATATTCCTTATGAGCCGCATAAGACAGGTCCGGAATGACCAAAACGTTGTCGGCCTCCCCACCCTTCATTGAGTGTATAGTACTAACCTTTATTCGAGGATTACGCACGTTATCTTTGCGCTTCAAAGCATTCAAAACGTAGTTCTTGGTATCCAGATCAATCTTGCCCAAGGCCCGATGCCACCGCACAGAACCATCCACCAGAAGCCCCATATTGTCTCTAGCCTCCGACATGCTGATCATAGCATCCGAATCCAGCCCCAAAAGGGCCTTGGAACGCGGCCCATGGCCCCGTGAGTAGCCTTTATCGACTTCTAGGAATGCGTAGACGTTTCTTATCTTGGTGGGCGTCAGCGGCTCTCCCTTGGCCCATTCCTCCCAATCGTGAAGTGCTTCGTATGTTTTAACCGGAATGCTGGGGTGACCGTTGCGGCTATAGACCCACCCTTCCGCACGAAGAGCCTGAGCATATTGAGACGCAATGCGGTTCGTTCGCGCCATGACGCACCACTCGCCCTCATGAAACGGTACATCCCAAATGCTCTGGTGAACGTGGACGCTGCCTTCTTCATCCTTGGGACGACAAGTCTTCGGCGCTCTGCCCTCAATCCGACAGACGATGTTCTGGGCCTCTTGCCAAACTGAACGAGGAACCCTGTACGACTGCTCAAGAACCGTCTTTTTCTCTGTCGCGTTTAGAAACGCCCCGACATCCGCACCCTGGAATCCCATGATGGCTTGATCGTCATCGCCCGTGAACACCTGTATGCGGGGCTTCTTCCGCAGTACATCGACCATGGACCACTGAAGGGTAGACAGATCCTGCGCCTCGTCCACAAACAGGGCGTCTATGTTTGGCCCGTCGTCTGATTTAACAAAATTCGCAATCATGTCCGTGAAGTCTATTTTGTTGCGAACCTTTTTGTAGTCGTTGTAGGCCGCTACAAGACGTTTGAGTTCTGGCCAATCAACCTGATAATCACCCAACTGTCGGTGCATCTCCTCGAGGCTTAGTCCCTTGCTCCGCGACAGGTGATACTGGCTCATGTAGAAATCGCCCTTGGCCACCCCGACCGTGTCAAAGTCTGTCTCAATATCGGTCTTGCCCTTGCTGCCAAACGGTATCCCAACAGCATTACCGATTTCGATCATCTCCTTGGGTCCAATAACTTCATCGGAGCTATACCCCCCAGCCCGGAAGGCCATGGAATGCAACGTTTGAAAGTAGGGCATGTCTCGTTCGTCAATTCCCCAATCCTTGCACACGCGATCTCGGCTTTCCTTCGCAGCCTTACGCGTAAACGACACGCAGGCTATGCGGTCAGGCGCTATGCCTTGCTCAATGCAATCCCTGATCTTGTTGGAGTTGGTCTGGGTCTTGCCAGTGCCGGGCGGCCCAAGGATGGTTTCATGCTGGTCTGTCAAAACGGTGGATCTTCTGGTTCAAACGTAACCTCTGGCAGGTCAACCTCACCGCGATGCATCTCCGGTACACACCAGACACGCACAGACTTCCAGTTATCATTGTTATCTTGGAAGCGATAAGTCTTGTCTGACTCCGCTCCATTGTTCATCTCTTTTAAACGTTCGGTGATCTGCCCACGGGTGTATAACGTAAAGTTATTGC